AAAAAGTGAGATATTTATAAAATGAAGAAAATACCATTAAATGCAAAAATATTAAATATTACACATGTCGATCTTGATGGTTGTGGCAGTAGTATCGTGTTGGGCAATGTATTTAAAAACATGACATATATATTTTCATCATTTTATAATATTGATGAAAAATTAGAAATTATTAATTATGATGATTATGATTATGTGTTATTAACAGACATTCATCCAACAGAAGAAAGATATCTTAAAATTTCTGATAAAATAATTATGATTGATCATCATCCATCTGATTTTCATGATCCTAAAAATATGAGATATGTTATATCAGATAAAAATGTGTGCGCAACAGTATTAGTTAAATTTTTTGTTGAAAAAATGTATAATATTAAGTTGTCACACTTAGATAAATTAACAAAATTCATTAATGATTATGATATGTGGAATTTAAAGTATCCAGAAAGTAAAAAATTAAATGATTTAATGTTTTATAAATATAAACCATCAGAATTTAGAGATAAATTCATGGGTGGTCGTGTTGAATTCACAAATGAAGAAGTGGTATTTTTAAAAGACTTAGATGATAAATTTGAAAAAACATATGAAGATATGATAGTAATTGATTTTAATACAATCAATGCTTGTGTTGTTTTTGAATCTGATTTTATGAATGAAATTGCTGATAGATTAATTAAAAAGGAGAATTATGATTTAGTTGTTATTAAACATCCAAATAAGGGGAGATGTTCCCTTAGAAATGGTTCTGAAGAACTTAACATAGGTGAAGTACTTAATGACTTTGGTTGGGGTGGTGGACATCCCAAAAGTGCTGGTATTTTTGTTAAAAATGATTTAGAATTTAAAAATAAAATGGAAACATTAGAACGACATTTATTTTCAAATTATGAAATGATAAGAAAAAAATAAAAGGAAAACAATAATGGGATTTAGAAAAATTTATTATAATAAATTTAATAATTTTATTCATCTGTGGGAAACTATAGATGGAAAAAATAAAAAGATTGCAATAACACCAAATATTGAATATTACATCCCAGACAATACTGGAAAATCAGAAAAAAAAGACATTTGGGGAAATTCTGTTCGTTTACAAACTTCTAAAACAATAAAGGATATGAAGAATTTTGTAGAATTTTCAAAAATCAAAACTTGTGAGGTATCCATATCAGAAGATGTTAAATTTTTACAAAAAAGATATCTTAATGAACAATTAGATGTAAATATGGGTGATTTTCAAATTGCAACAATAGATATAGAGCTTAAATCTGGAAAAGTATTTCCACAAAACATTTCAGACATAGTACCATACGAAATTAATTTAATAAGTGTTCATTATTCAAAAAAAGATGAAGTTATAACATATGGCACACAAGAATACACTGGTAATAGTAAATCAGTAAAAGAATATCATTATTTACCAGATGAAAGATCGATGCTTGAAAAATTCATATTAGATTTTAGAAAAAAAAGTGTGGATATACTTACAGGATGGAATATAAAATTATTTGATATACCGTACATCATTAATCGTTGTAAAAAACTCAATATAATATTAACATTATCACCATTAAACATTTATAATGATATTAAAGTTAGAAATTTTGATAATAAAATAAATGCCTATGAAATTGCTGGAATATCAATTCTTGATGGATTAGAATCATATAAAAAATTCACATTTAAAAAACAAGTCAATTATAAATTAAATACTATAGGAATTGTTGAAACTGGACAAGGAAAACTTGAATTTGAAGGAAAAATAAATCAATTATATAAAACTGATTGGAATTTGTTTGTTGAATATAATATTCAAGATGTTTTATTAACAAAAGCTATTGAAGATAAAAAACAACTCATCCCTCTTATAGTTGGTTTTTGTTATGAAGCATTAATACCTTTTGAAAGAGTATATTCAACAATTGCATTAGTTACAGGATATTTTATTCATTATTTACATAAAAAAAACATTATGTTTCCTGATCCATTAGATACTCATAAAGAAGCATACCCTGGAGGTTATGTATATGCAAAACCAGGATTGTTTCAGTATTTATTATCATATGATGTTGAATCTGAATATCCACACATGATTATGATGTATAATATTTCACCAGAAACATTAGTATATAAACCAACAAACACAGAAGGTTTAATAAAAACACCAGCTTCTAAACTTTACGAATGTGAAACACCAAATGGACCATTTCAAATTTCAGGCATTTATTACCGTAAAGATAAAAAAGGCATTCTTCCAGAAATTGTTGAAAATATTTTTAATGAAAGAAAATACTTAAAGCAAAAATCAAGAGTTGCTGATGGCATTGAAAAAAAGCAAGATTTGAATGAAATATCAACAAACACATTTTTACCAATTGATTTTGTTGAACGTCTTGTAAATGAAATTAAAAATGAAGGATATTCAGCAACATATTATGAAAGTCAGCAGCAAATAAGAAAGAGAATCATTGTTTCTTTGTATGGTGTGTTAGGGAACCCACATTTTGCATTTTATAATTCTATAAATGCATCTGCTATTACAATTGGAGGAAGACATCTAATTAAATATCTTTCTAATGAAACAAATATGTACATGAAAAATAATTGGCATAATAGTGCTTGGAAATATTTTCCAGAAATATGTAAAAATAAAACATTAGAACAATTAAAAGACGATGTAGTCGTTACTGTGGATACAGATTCGTCATATATTTGTCTTGATGAAATAATAAAAGGATTTGGAATTAAATTTAAAGATAATGAACAGTTTAGACAATTTGCAAATATTTTTGATAAAAGAGTTTTAAAACCTTTTTTTAAAAATAAACTTGATAAATACGTTCAACAATTTGATGTACCTCAAATGATTAATTTTAAAAGAGAAAAAATCATTCTTAAAAAGTTAACTATTAAGAAAAAAAAATATGCAGATTTAGTACTTGATGATGAAGGAAAAACAAAATATAGTGATGGCACATTATATACAGATAAACCTAAATTATCTAAAACTGGAATTGAAACTGTAAGAACAACTACACCAGAATTTTGTAAAGAATATTTAGATAAATTGTTAAGAAATATAATGGAAAAAACTGATATAAATGAAGTCACTGAGATGTTGGGCAATATTTATGACGATTTCTTTGATGAAAAAATTGAAAGAATCTCAAAATGTTGTTCAGTCAGAAATTATAGTAAATATGAATTTGATATGGATTCATTTTTAGAAAATGAGAAAATAATTTATCCAAAATATTTACCACAACACGTTAAAGCATCAGTTAATTATAATTACTTGGTTGCTAAATATAATTTAAGTTTAGAAACTGTTGGTGATGGAACTGATATAAAAATGGTGTTTGTTCATCCTAATAATGAATTAGACACTGAAGTTATTGGGTATATTGGTGAATTTCCAAAAGAATTCAAACATATATTCAAAATCAATAAAGAAAAACAATGGGAAAAACAATTTGAAATTATATTACAACGATTTTACGATGTTGTTGGTTGGGGAAAAGTTAGTGTAGACACAATATGTTCAGATGGTTTTGTAAATTTTGTATAAGGAGAAAAAAATGGCGAGAAAGAGTATTTTTAGTTTAGCAAATAAAGATTCAAAAATTAAAGATATGATGGAAGATTGTTATCTTGATTTAGAAGAAGACACAACACCAGAATTTATTTCATCACAAGTTATGGCATTAAATTTATTATTTAGTGGAAAAATTAATGGTGGAATTCCAATTGGTAAAATGTCAATGATATCTGCTCCATCAATGTTGGGAAAAAGTTTAATTGGTTTATCATTTGTTCGTGAAGCTCAAAAAAAGGGAATGCAAGTCATTCTTATAGACACTGAACGAGCATTTAGCACAAAAACTGCAAAAATGTTTGATATTAATATGGATCATGATAAATTGTTTGTTTTTCAAGATAATAGTATTGAAAAATTAATAACATTCGTTCTTAACATCTTTGAAGGGATGACAAGAGAAGAACGTAAAAATACATTATGTGTAATGGACTCATGGGGAACTCTTATAACATCAAAAACCATTAAAGATGGTTTAGATGGTAGAGATGTCATGGATATGACTGATCCTAAGAAAAAGAATAAATTAGCAAATATCATCCTCAATACTAAAGGAACTTGGTTTATAATTAATCATGTTTATGATAATATTGGTGGTTTTGGTGAAATGCTTGCTATACCTGGTGGTAGAAAAATAATGTTTAACTGTGATTGTGTTGTTCTTGCAACATCAAGAGCAAAAGATAATAAAAATGCAGAAAAAGAACTTAAAGGTCACATCATATCTGCAAAAACTTATAAGTCAAGATATTCTAAAGAACAATCTAAGTTAAAATTTAAAATTAAACATAATGGTGGACTTGATGTTTTTTATGGTATTCTTGATGATGCTGTTGATGGTGGATATGTGATTGAGGGAAAAGTTGGAAAATCTAAAGGTTATTTTAGAGCACATATTAAAGATGATTTACCAAAAAAAGAAATTAACATTTATAATTCAGAATTCTGGCTACCTATATTTAATGATACAGATTTTAAAAAATATTTAGAAAATAAATATACATTTGATGTCGGGTCAGATATATTAAAACAAGAAAAAGACATTGACAAATTAATGAAGAAGAAATAGGAGATATTTGAATGTCAGAAGACATGAAATTTTATGAGGATTTGTTAATAAAATTTCTTTATATAAAAAAATCAGTGAGAGAAAAAATAATACCAATTCTCTCACCTGATATTTTTGATAGAGATGAAAATAAAGAAATTGTAAATCATATGCTTGCGTTTTTGGATAAATATGATAAATTTCCAAAAGCACATGAATCATTATTAAAATTAAAAGAAAAACATAGAACACATTTACGTGATGTTGTAATGATGATTGATTCTGATAAATATGATGATGATTTATTACTTGATGAATTGGAAATGTTAATTCGGGGAAAAATGATATCCAATGTGTGCTATAGTACTATATTATCTTTAGATGATGACGATGATGATAAAAAAGAAAAATTTGATGCACCAGATAAATTAAGAGAAGCTTTTGCATTCTCATTTGATCAAAAGATTGGTTTAGATTTATTTAATTCTGAAGATAGAATGTATGATTTTTTACATGAAAAAAAACATATAGTACCTACAAATATACAAAAATTTAATGAAGAAATAGATGGAGGTATACATAACAAATCATTAACTTTATTTTTAGCTGAAACAAATATGGGAAAATCTTTAGTTATGTCATCATTAGCTGTTGGTAATGTTTTAGCCAATAAAAATGTCTTATATATTTCATGTGAGTTGTCTGAAAATAAAACAGGTGAAAGAATGCTTGCAAATGTGTGGGACATACCTATGAATGATTTAAAAGCAATCCCTAAAAATAGATTTCATAGAAAATATGAAGAATTAAAAAATAATTTTCAAAAAAGAGTTGTTGTTAGAGAATATCCACCAAAAGCTATAAATGCCAATACTATAAGAAACCTTTTAAAGGAATTAGAATTAAAAAAATTTATACCAGATATAATTTATATTGATCAAATAGGAAATATGAATTCTAATTATCGAGTACGTGCAGATAGCACATACACTGAAATGGGTAGAGTTACTCAAGAAGTCCGTGGTGTCGCTATTGAATATGATAAACCTATTGTGTCTGCTATACAAACTAATAGATCTGGATTCGGTTCATCAGAAATTGATTTAACAAATACAGGAGATTCTCTTGGTTTTGTACAAACTGCTGATATCGTTGTTGCTATCACACAATCAGAAGAATTAAGAAATCAAGGAAAATTTATATGGTCAATATTAAAGAACAGATATGGTATTAATAAAACAAAAATTACTGTTAATGTTATTTTTGAAAAAATGAAAGTGTATGATGATGAAGATGCTATTACTGAAAAACAATATGGTGATGAAAAGTTACCTGAAACTACAAATGAAAAAAAAGAAAAAATAAAAAATGCGATGTCAATGATTGACAATATTGAAAATAAAGATTTCACTAAAAAAGAAAAAAAAATAATTGATTGGGAATAGGAGAGATACAATGTCTGAAAGAATGGATATGATACCAAAAGAATTACACATTTCTAAATCTGAAGATAACATGATTAATGATATTCAAAAAACACACTTTTTTCATGTATTAAAAGAAAATGGATTTGCATATGAAAGTTTAAAAGTGATATTTGAAAGTGAAATATACACTTATGATATTCAAAATGATTTAAATATACTTTTAAGAAAAATTAAAAAAACACACAATATGGATTTGTCAGATTCTGTTTTATTTCTTGAAGAATTTACTCGAATTAAAAAGATTTTATATTTTCTTGATGGTGAATCTAAATGGATAATTAAAAATGAATTGTCAGAAAAAAATAATATTGAACTTGAAACAAATGAAGTATATAAAATATTAAATTAAAAATTATGAATAATTCATCACTATTAATATATTCAATTTTAAAAAATTTAGAAAAATTAACATTTTCTGTTCTTAAAATTGGTAATAAACTTGAAAAAGAAAAAGAAAAAATAAAAAAAACCAATGAAGGAACATTATCATGGCTTAATAGTTCAAAAATGATCAATAAATATAATCAACAATTAATTGATAATATGAATATTAAAAACATTAAAGATTCAATTTTTAAAATAAATTCAATCTGTAATTTTAATAGAACCAATAAAAATTTAATTAACCGATGTAAAACATTTTATAATGATATAGAAAATGGATATTATACTCATAATGATTTTATAATATCTTATTTACATGAAGCTTTATTTGTTGATAAACATACATTGATTAAATTAAATAAAAAAAGAATTAAAGAAATTAAAAAAACATTGACAGCAAAACAATTTAATATTGATAAAGAATTTCTATTATCAATTAATAAATCACCTAATAATATTGATTATCATGAATTTTTTAAAATTAATAATGATGGTAAAAACATAATTTATGATTTAATTAAAAATGAATACATAACGACAATATTTTATTTGTTTTTTTATAGAAAATACTTGACAAACACACGAGAAAATATTAACTTTAATACATGTAAAGAATATCTCCATTTTGAGAGAATTCTAAATATAATTTTAAAATATTTAAATTAAATTTTTGGAGGATAAAATGCCTAAATTTAAAAAAGATTGGTCAGAAGTTGTAAAGCAAATCAAAGAAGATGGCAAGGGTGGAAATTATAAAGATGTGCGCCTTTATAAACCAGACACAGATGATGATGGAACAGCAAAGGTTATTTTGCGTTTCCTTCCTGCTCCTGATGTAGATGTACCTTTTGTGGGTAAATACATGCATTATTTTAGAGGTGTAGGTGGTTGGTTTGTTGATAATTGTCCAACATCATTGAATGAATCATGCCCAGTATGTGAAGATAATAGTAAAAGATGGGATGAAGAAGAAGAATATATTAGAAAGCGTGGAGGTCTTAGAAAACTTAGCTATTATTCAAATATTCTTGTTGTTGAAGATAAAAAAACCCCAAGTAATGAAGGCAAAGTTTGGTTATTTAAATTCGGTAAAAGAATTTATGATAAAATATTGGATGCAATTAAAGAAGGATCAATACCATTTGATGAAGATGCTGGTGTTAATTTTATTTTTAAAATTAAAAATATAAAGGTTGGAAGTGAAACTATGCCAAGTTATGACACTTCTCATTTTTCAGAAACAGAATCAAGTCTTCTTGACATTTGTAAAACTAAAAAAGCTGTTGATAAAGTTTTAACTGGATTATATCCATTAGCTGAATTTAAAGATCCAACACAATTCAAATCCTATGATGAACTTAAAGTAAGATTTAATAAAGTTGTTGGTGAAAAATCTACAGCACAAACTGTTACTGCTACTCAAGTTCAATCTGAAGTCAAATCGGATGAGGTTCCATCTAAAGATGAAGCATTTAATGAAGATGGTGTTTTTGTTGAAAAAGATGATAAAACATTCTTTGATAATATGAAAATAGAATAAGTTTAATTTAGGAAGGGGAGAATAATTTATTTTCTCCTTCCATAAAGGATTTTTTAATGGCATATGTTGATTTAGAAAGACAATTATTAATTGAATTAGAAGTGAAAAATATTTTAACAACTCATTTTTCTGATGTTTATTTTTCTGGATCTTCGTATAATTTTAGATGTAACGTTTGTGGTGATAGTAAATATAGTAAATTAAAAAAAAGAGGGCACATATATACAAATAGCACACCTTGGATGTATCATTGCTTTAATTGTAATGTATCAATGCCTGTCGAGTTTTGGTTACAAACACATTTTCCTTTTGAATATAATGCTATGTGTAAAGAATTGACAAAATCAAAAATGTCTAATGGGTGTGATGTTGATCATTTAAGAAAAAAAATTAACAAAATAAAAATTAAAAAATTAGAAAAGAAATTTGATGAAAAAAAAGATATTAGTTTTTTTAAAAATATTAAAAAATATCCACATTTGGTTGATTATTGCAAAAAAAGATTAATCTCAGAATCAATTTATTCAAAATGGTATTATGCTGATGGTGGATTTTATAAAAATAGATTAATTATTCCTTTTTATGATAATAATAATAAAATTTATTACTTTCAAGGCAGAGATTTGAATAAAAATAGTGATTGTAAATATTTATCTCGTATGGGTGAAAAATTAAATTCAATTTATAATTATTATAATGTTGATAAATCAAAACCAGTTATAATTCTTGAAGGTCCAATTGATTCATCATTTATTATAAATAGTATTGGGATGACAGGATTAAAAGATAAAACTAAATTATTAGAAGCATTTCCTTTTAAATATTATTTACTTGACAATGATAAAAGTGGACGTGATAAATCATTATCATTATTACAAAATGGTAATTATGTTTTTAATTGGAAATTATTTTTAAAAGATTATCCATGTACAAGAGATATAAAGGATGTTAATGATTTTATTAAATATAATGCAAACAATATAAGAGAATTGACATTTGAATTTTTAAAAAAATACTTTACAAATAATGTTAATTTTAAAGTATTTTTTATTTAGGAGATAATTATGTTTATTATTGGAATAGATTTTAGTAAGAATTCCCCAGGTGTGATGTTATCAGAATTAGATGAAGATCTTGATATTATAAATATTCAATATAGAGGATTTTCAAGTGTTAAAAAAACAGCAAAAAAAGATGAAGATATTATATTTTATCATAAAAAACAATTTAATGATGATATTGAAAAAGCTATATGGATGAAAGAACACATTCTCGAATTTATACATTCACACATACAAATTAATGATGATATATATTGTGCGTTTGAAGGTTATGCATTTGCGGCACATGGTAAAGTTTTTGATATTGCAGAATCAACCATGTGTACAAAATTAGGAATATATGACATCCCAATACCATTAAGAATATATGATCCAAATTCAATTAAAAAATTTGCTATTAAAGGAAATGCTGGAAAAGTTGAAATGGGTGATGCATACATTAAAATAGAAGATAAAACAAAACCAGATTTAAGTCATTTGACACCATATAAATCACCATCAGAAGATTTAGTTGATGCTTATTTTTGTATGAGACTTTTACAGATGGAAATGAAATTAAGAAAAGGTATTTTACAATTAAGAAATTTAGATGTTAAAACTATTGAAATATTTAATAGAGTTACTAAAGCATACCCAGAAAATATTTTAGTGAGACCTTTCATAATAAAAAGTAAGGAATAATATGTGTGAATTAGATAATATATTTGATGATAATAATGAAGAAAAAACAGTATTAATAATCGATGGACATAATATTGCTTATAGATGTTTGTATGCAACTATTTTTCATAACCCTGATGATGGTGAAAATTTTTATTTATGGAGACATGCTGTATTAAATAATATTTTTAGTGTTGTTACAAAATATAATCCCAATACATTAGTATTAGCATTTGATGAAAAAGGAAGTTGGAGATATGATTTTTATAAACAATATAAAGCACACCGTAAAGGTGCAAGAGAAAAAAATAAAAATCAAATAGATTGGAATAGATTCTTTACTGTATTTGAAGAATTTATTAGTGATATTAAAGAAACATTTAAAAACATATATGTCATAAAATTACCAAGAACTGAAGGTGATGATATTATAGGTGTATGTGTGAATGAAATATTTAAAACTGACAATATAATTATAGTTTCTAATGATGGTGATATGCATCAATTACTTGCTCATCCAAATGTTAAACAACATGACCCTAAAACATTAAATATAATAGAATGTCTTAATCCTGAAACTGAATTAGAATTGAAAATTCTTCAGGGTGATGATTCAGATAATATTAAAGGTGTTAGATATGGTGTTGGGCCAGTAACTGCTGCTAAAATATTTAATGTTGGTATTGATGAGTATGTTCGTACATTAAAAATAAAAGTCAATAGAAGAATGAAATCAAGTGAGTGGATGACTCATGAAGATAAATTTATATATTGTCAATCAATAGATGATGAAGGTAAAATAGTTAAAGATGATAGAATACCATTAACACAAGATGAAATTGATTATTTTATTACTAAAGAAAAACAAATGATTCATGATAATTATATTAGAAATACAACATTGATAAATCTTAATTTTATACCAGATGAAATAAAAATTGAAATAAAAAATATGATTGAGAATTATAATATTGAAAAATTGAATCCTAAAGATATTATTGGGTTCTTTAAAAGAAATAAAATGTTAAAACACTTAACTGATTGGAATAATGTATCAGAATATTTTAAGGCATTGAGTTAAAATATGAAAAAAGTAGAATATGATCAAGGGTATTATATACCAACAAATAAATCAAAATATGTTGGAAAAGGTAATCCATTTTATCGCTCGTCGTTTGAAAAAAAAATGTTCCACTGGTGCGATCATCGCAAGGCTGTGCTTGAATGGAGTTCTGAATCAATAGCAATCCCTTATTTATTTGAAGTTGATAAAAGAGTACATAGATATTATCCAGATGTTATTGCTAAAATTAAAACAAATCAAGGTATTAAAAAATATATAATAGAAATTAAACCATATAGACAAACAAAACCACCAGACAAACCAAAAAATAAAAATAAAAAACGTCAAGAAAGATATGTGTATGAAACAATCAGATGGATTAAAAATAAAAATAAATGGGATGCTACTGCACAATATTGTATAAAATATGGATATGAATTTGAAATAATAACAGAAAAACAATTATGGAAGGGAGTAATAAATTAAAACATGAATGAAAACTTTTTTAAAACAACAATTGCATATAATAATTGGAAAAATAAATATCAATATAAAAATGAAACACCATTAGGGACATTTCAACGTATTGCAAAAGTATTATCATCTAATGAAAAGAATCCTGAAGAATGGTATGATATATTTTTAAATACATTAATTAAATTTGATAGTGAAGGTAACCCTATTGGCATTAAATGTAGTCCAGGTGGAAGAATAACTTCAAATATTGGAACTGATTATAAAAATGCAACACTTATGAACTGTTTTATTAATGGTCCAGTTCAAAATGCTGAAATAAGATATGTAAGAAAAAATGAATATTTTGAAAATAAAATTAAAATTAAAACTAAAGATACACCAGATGATCTCATAAACATTTTCTTGACAATACTGGAACAAGCAAAAACTTTAGCAAGTGAAGGTGGTTATGGATTAAACTTCGATTTTATACGTCCCAGAGGCTCTATAATCAAAGGTACAGGTATTAGACATCCTGGAGTAGTCTCTTATATGGAAGTATGGAATAAGGTAGCTGAATGCATCGTTAAAGGTGATAATGATGGATACCTTGATGCATTAAAAGATCACACAACTAAAGAGGAACGTGAAACATTCTTTGGTTTCGTTGACAAAGAGACACGTAAAGGTGCGATGATGGGATGTCTTTCTATTGATCACCCTGATGTTGAAGAATTCGTACGTGCAAAACAAGAATCTGGCAAATTAACAAAATTTAATATGAGTGTTGCTGTTACTGATGAATTTATGAAATGTTATCAAGAAGATAAAATGTGGGATTTAATATGGAAAGATAAAGTTGTCAAAAGAGTAAAAGCTAAAGATCTATATAATCTTATTATGAAATCAACATACCATCGTGCAGAACCAGGTATTCTTTTTGTTGATAATATGGATAAGAATAACCCAATTTCATATCTTGGTAAATGTAATGCAACTAATCCATCGTTACATAAAGATACTATGGTTTTAACAAATAAAGGTGTATTTCCAATCGAACATATATCTGGTAGAATCAATATTAAAGTTTTAAATTTTAAAAAAGAATGGAAAGCATGTAAAATTTTTAAAACTGGAAATAAAAAACAACTATATAAAATTACATTAAGTGATAATAGTGCTATATATTGCACACCTGAGCACAAATGGCCGATTTTAAAAAATAGAAGATGTAAAGATAATTATGAAGAAAGATATATTGATTATTCATCTTTTGATAAAATTAGAACAGATAGTTTAAAACCAAAATCAAAATTATATTTCCCTAAAATAGACAACCCTTTTATTAATAATGATTGTAAATTTAATAGAGATGATGGATTTATTTTGGGGTGGAATATGGGTGATGGATGGAAAACTTGGCACAAAACTAATAATGTATATCAATATGGATTTATTACTAATAATAATGAAAATTATATTGGTGATAAAATAGATAATTATATTAACAATATAACAAAATCAAAATCAACATTTAGACCGAGTAATAGAAATGCAAAATCAAAAGAATTGATAACTACAGATGTGAATGTTAGAAATTTATTTGAAAAGTTTAATTATATATCTAAATCTGATGGTATACCGTCATCAGTATGGGAAGGTAATGATGCATTTGTTAAAGGTTTTATAGATGGTATATTTAGTTCTGATGGTAGTATTGGGGTCAAGGAAAAGAAAATAACATTTACATCATCTAAAGAAAAATTTATATATGATGTACAAAAATTATTATCATTTTATGGTATAGATTCTAAAGTTAGAAAATCAATAACAAATGATGTTTCATTTCCAAATGGAAAAATATATAATAAACAATATGAGCGTTATGATTTGGTTATAAGAAGACGTAGTATAAAAAGATTTCAATCATTATTTATATTAACTCATATTGAAAAAAATAAAAATTTAAAAACAATATCATCATTTAAATACAAATATGAAAACATTCATTATAAAACTGTAAAATTTGTTGAACTTAGTAATGTATATGAAGATGTTTATGACATAACTGTATTCGATGATACACACACATTCATGTGTGTAAATGGAGTAATGACAGGTAATTGCGGTGAGATACCCGGAAATCCTGTAATGTCAACAGTATGTCTTCTTGGTTCTATTAATTTAACTCAATATGTTGATATTTGTGATAGTGTTCCTTGTTTTAATTGGAGATTATATATGGATGATATTATAACATTCACAAGAATGCTTGATAATGTGTGTGACCTTACAGAACTCCCTCTGCCATCATATGCATGGGCTGTAAAAAATCTCAGGCAGTTTGGTATGGGTGTGAATGGATTAGGTTCTACATTAATTATGTTAGGTATTAAATATAATTCTCCTGAAGGAGTTGAATTTGCACGAAGAATAAAAGAATTGAAAGAGAATTTTACTATGCAAACATCATCTTCACTTGCAGACGAAAAAGGCCAATTTCCTTTATTTGATTATGATGAATTATCTAAAACTGAATATTACAAATCAGAAAGATTAAATAATACAGTTAAAAATCAAATCAAAACTCATGGATTGCGTAATGCCAAAACAACAACAAATCCACCATTAGGAAATTCATCTGTTATATGTGATAATGTGAGTAATGGTATCGAACCTGTGTTTGATTTAGAATCTACTCGTAAAGTTGTTTGTCAATTTCCTGAAGGTATGAATTCTGATAATGTAAAAGAAATTCTTAAAGAAAAAAAGAAAAAAGATTTTACGTATTGGGAAGGAAAATATGAAGATAAAAAATATTATTATGAACCACACAATAGAGGTTTATGTGAGATGTATACTCTTCGTGATTATGGTTATCAGTGGATTCTTGATAATTTTCCTGAAAAGAAAAAAGCAGACTTTTTAGTTACTACAAGCCACTTGGATATCCAAGATCATCTTAATATCCAAGAAGTAGTTCAATTTTATTGCAACCAATCAGTGTCAAAAACAATTAATCTTCCAAATAAATATTCATTTGAAAAGTTTAAAGAATTGTATGTTGATGCATGGAAAAGAGGTTTGATTGGTGTTACTACTTACCGTACTGGATCGATGGAAGCTGTAATGGAAAAACTTGAAACTGCTGAAGAAAAAAATGAAATCATAAAAAAGGGCGTTAAATTACCAGAAACATTTATAAATGGTGTAACAAAAACAATCAAACGTGAGAATATGAAATTTTATATTCATTTTAGTTATCTTCCTAAAGATATTGAAAATAAATATCCTATTGCGATGTGGATTAATACTAATTCTAAAAATGATGTTAGAGCAGCTAATAAAGCTTGTAAGAGTCTTGGTAAATTGACTGTTGATTGTGGTATACCATTAAAGATTGTTGAAGATACCTGGGATAAATGTTTAGGTGATAGTGCATCTAATAGACTTGCACGAATGGTTAGTTTATGTTTAAGACATAATATCCCACGTCAAGATATTCTTGTTGCATTACGTGAAATTGAAGGTGATAATGTAAGTACATTATTAACTGCCGTTAGAAAATTTATTGGTGAAACTATAGATGATAACACACACATTGTAGGTATGAAATGCCCAGAATGCCAAAGTGATAGTATTGTCATGCAATCTGGTTGTTTTGTATGTAATGATTGTGGTTATTCTGGATGTGGTGCTTAATTTTAAATTATAAAGAGGAGAGATGTAAAATGATTAAATTTATTAAAACAAAAGATGAAACAAATGAATTTGATTTAACTGATGTAATTATTCAATCAAAAGAAAGTGATTTAACTGTTGAAGAATTATGTGCTATGTTTAAATCATTTTTACAGGCATGTACTTATTCAATAGATTCAAATGAAGAAATTGAAATAGTAGAACAAATTGATGTTACTAATACAAAAGAACTTGTTTTAGATTTAACTGATGCACAATTTAATACTATTGCCACAATAGCACATGACAATGATATGACATTAAATGAAATGGTAAATCATATGTTAGTAGAAGAAGTTGAAACAAACGAATATTTAAATGGGATGTGTGATGATGAAGATGCAATAAGTGAATTTAATGATGTTGTTGAAAAATTAGAAAAACAAGATGAAGATGAGATCAATCGTGAATTTACTAATGCTTCTGAAGGTGTTGAACAAATGGATTTATTTGATGATAAATAATCTCGATATGGTAAAGTGAAATTAGAAAATTTTATTACATCAAAAATGAGGAATAATGAAAATATTAAAAAATGAAGGAAAGTTTGAAGTTTTATCCAAAACAGATGATGTTATATTTCAAATTGCAAACGCAGCAAGAATATGTTATAAGTCATTTGATAAACAATCACCAGAAAATGATTTGAAGCTTGTAAAAAATTTATTAAATCGTAACCACTTTGCTATGATAGAGTTTGGAGACATGACGGTAAAGTTTACACAGATATCACGTGGTGTGACTCACGAGCTTGTTAGACATCGTTTGTGTAGTTATGCACAAGAAAGTACTCGTTATGTGAATGAAAGTGATTTACATGTTGTAGTTCCACCACATAAGGATGAAACAATGCATTTTGATGTTAGAAATTGTGATGGTGATGTTATATATGGTGGTGCCATGAATGAACATTTTGAAAATGTTGAAAAAATGTACAAAACATTATTAAAAGCTGGATATAAACCAGAAGATGCAAGGCAAGTACTGCCAATTGCAACTGAAGCACCAATTTGTATTAAAGCCAATTTACGTCAATGGCGTCAGATTTTTAAAATGAGATGTGATAAATTCGCTCATTGGGAAATTAGAAAAGTAATGCTTGATTTACTTAAGTATTGTCAAGCTAATATTCCATTAATATTTGATGATTATCATTTCTTTATGACAGATGATGGTAAAGAATATGCAAGACCAGTAATGCCAGAGAATGTATTGATGGATGAAATCAAACATTATCTTTTATCTAATTTAGATGTTAATACAGCAATGGAAAAAGTTAGTAAAGGTCAAGAAGATACTGGATTAAATGAAATTAATAATTTAATAAATTTTATTAGAGACATTGAATCTAAATTTAAAAAGGTTGGTTTATAATGAAAATTAAGTTTAAAAAATTACACAAAGATGCTGTACTCCCTGTTTATGGCACAGAACATTCAGCAGGTATGGATTTAGTAGCAATCACTGATCCAGTTATAGAGGTGAAGTACAAGCAAGATTTAATTTTAATCAATTTAATCTTGATAAATTGCAACGTTTTTTAATTAATATTGATGGTGCTGATTATTATCAACGTGAAACTATCACTAAAAATTTTATAAGAGAATTATCAATGTATGAAAAGGGTGATAAAATCTTACAAATGGTTATAATGCCTTATCCAAAAATTGAACCTGAATGGGCAGATGAATTATCAGACACCCCAAGAGGTTCTGGTGGTTTTGGTAGTACTGGAAAATAACAATTTTTAAGGTACTGTATAAATTTTATAGTACCTTAAAAAGTTTACAAAATAATAAAAATAACTATTGACTTTTAAATAGAATTTATTATATTTAATATAAATTGAATAAGGAGTTTATCTAAAATGAAATCGATTTCCTATAAACAAGAACTTTTTGACTTAATCAGTCAATTAACATCATTCAATGATAAAATTGTCATTGAATATGATGAAGAAACAAAAATGGTTAAAATTAAAAGACAAGATGAAAATAAAACATCAGCTTATATTTTAACTGCACCTCATGAATTTTTTTCTATTGATGAAAAAATTGGTTTTTATAAATTTACAGAATTTTATAAATTTTTAAAAACATTGCATAATCCAACAATAAAAATTCATCAAAATAAATTAATGTTATCAAGTAATGAAAGTAATTTTACTTATATATTAATTGACGCATCAAGAATGAAAACTGGACCAAATGATTTTGTTATGGATAATCCTGATTTCGAATTTGAATTAAATTCAGAATCATTAAAGGAAATTGTCAATATGAGCACATTATTAAAAAATTCTAAACATTCAGAGATTACATGTTTAAATGATAAAATCAATGTTAGAACAATTGGCATATCAGAAGATGATAATTCATTTGAAATAAATTTTGATGCAAATATTACAAATAAAGAATATATAAAAGAACCTTTACAATTTAAAATGTTTTCTGATTTTTTTAATAAATTACCAGCAAATCAAGATTATAAAGTTTCTATAAAATCACCAGGTCATTTAATATTTAAAATGATAAGTGATGATATTCAATTAAAATTATATACAGCATTTATTAGAAAAAGAGGAAAATAACATATGGAAGACAATAATTTATTAGGACAACAATACGATCTTCCTGAAAATAGAGATGAATTTATCAATACTAACAGTGGTGAAGTTGTTAAACAAGATAAAATTGATCCTATGGATGTTATTAGAAAAATTGCTGAGAAGATTGGTACTAAAATTCAAGATCCTAAAAAAGGATGTAAAGACTGTTTTGGTAGAGGATTTATAGGTAGAGATACAAACAATAAAGCACCAATACCATGCCACTGCATATACCCTAAAGCAGAGGGTGAAGAAGCGATGCATCAACAAGTAGTGCAAGAGGGGATGCGTAAATTACCAAGACATCAAAGACGAAAATTAGAAGCGTATAATAAAAAAATGTTAAAGAAAAAAAAGAAACGTAAATGGATAAAGAAACATAATACACCAATATCAGTAAGTGGAGTTTGTGATGAGTGATATTTATTTTAATCCTGATTTTACATTATTTCATGAGAAATATAGACCAATTCGAATTGATGATATAATTCTTCCTGTAAATTTAAAAAAGAAATTTAAAACTATCATTAAAAATAATGACATCCCAAATATGTTATTCTTTTCGAATGAGCCTGGTGTAGGTAAAACAACGACAGCTAAAGCATTAGTTGAAGAGTGTGATGTTGATTATTTATACATTAACACATCATTACAACGTGGTATTGATGTCTTAAGAAGCACAATAGCTCGTTATGCTGAATCAATGACATGGGAAGGTAAAAATAAAGTTGTGATATTAGATGAGTTTGATGGTGCAACACCAGAACTTCAAAACGCATTAAAGGCGTCTATAGAAGAATATCATGATGTATGTAGATTTATTTGTACATGTAATAGTATCAATAAAATCATACAACCTTTACAATCAAGACTTGATCCTGTAGATTTTAATTTTAATAGTTTAGCTATTAAAAAAGATATTATGCCTCAAATAGGAAAACATCTCATTGAAATTCTTGAAAATGAGAATATTAAATATGATAGTCCTCAAACTATACAAGATTTAATGAATAAATGTTATCCTGATATTAGAACGATGATAAAATCATTACGTGATTGTTATGAACAATATGGTATTGTAAATAAAGATATTTTTAAAATATTAAATCTTAATAATGAATTTTATGAAATGATCATTAATAAAAAAATCACAAAAGCAAGAAGACATTTAATTGATAATAATATAGATTATTCTGAAATATACACATTAATTAAAAAAAATATGCTTGATGATAAAATGATCACAAATGGTGATATAAGAATGCAGTTATATAGCATTTTAAATGAATATGATTATAGACATGCATTTGTGAATGATCACGAATTGAATTTTACTGCATGTCTTTTTGAAATGATTAAAATACTGTAAGGAGAATTTCTGTGGATATTAAAATAGTAGTTGCAAGAGAGAATGATAATACTTTTAATACATTTTTTGTTCCGTCTGCAAAAAGATTTTCAATACCAACTTTTCAAATTGGTGATAAACCAGATCCAAATGGAAATATAATAAAAAAACCAATAATTGAAAAATATGATATGATGGTTAGAATGATGAATGAAAATGATCAAATTAATGATAATTCAATTATTGTATTTATACATGAGGATGTCAATGTGCTTGACAATCATTTTATTGATAAAATAAATACGGTATTCTCAGAAAAACCAGAAATTGGTGTATTGGGTGTTAAAGGTGTAAAACAAATTTCTAAAGAAGGGTGGTGGTTTGATGAAAAAAATAAACCAGTGGGTCATATCATTGAAGGTATTGATGGCAAGAATATCACAGAGGGAAAACATACTGTTTATGGAACTGTTGGTTATATTGATGATGTTACTGCTGTTGAAGGTTGTTTATTAGCTGTAAGAAGTTCTATATTTAAATCTGATGTTGCGTTTGATACTAAAACATACAAATATGATAGAGATATGTATGCAATGGATTTGTGTGTTCAAGCTTTACTTAAAGGATATAAAGTATGTGTTGCTGATATATTAATATATCATCATTCGAACAGAGTAAGAAGTATGTCTGATGATTGGAAAAATTCAAAAACATTATTTAATGAAAAATATAAAGATTTAGAATTTCCAATTAAACCAAGTAACATTTGTATTAAAAGTGATGAGATTATGGAAGTTGAAATATAAATGGCTAAGAAAGTTGAATCACTTATACCAGAAACTCCCTGGGAGTTTATTGATGCGATGACAATAGAAAAAAAAGATTTAGATATGTCTAATCCATCAATTGCTAAAAATTATTCACCATATAAAATTAATAGATGGTTATCATCTATAGAATTGTTTATTCCTATTGTAGATGGAATTAATATACACGGTAAATATATGTCAAAACAGTCACATTATAATTTTTTAAAAGATGCATTACCAAAAGCTAAAGTTTATATAAATTATGATGTTGTTAAAGCATATAAAGATTTAAATTTAAATGAAATTAGGTATGTTGCAGATTATTTTAAAGTTGGTATTAAAGAAGCAAAAATGTACATTAATATGTTATCTAATAAAGAAATTAAAGATATATTAAAATCGTACAAATTTGGTATGCATAATGAAATGATTGAAGTATAAATAATTAATGGAGTAACACATGTTTAAGGAGATTAAAATGAAATATACTTCACCATTAAAAAATAGTAAACCATATTGGATACCAATTGTATGTAAAAATAAAGATTATTTAGTAGGATATTTAAATGGGGTAGGTTTAATAGAATTTACATTTACTGATGTTTTCAAACAATTAGAAATTGATTTTAATTTTAAAAATTTAGATTTGTTTTTAGATTCATCTCGATTTAATGATGTCATGGAAGATGGCAGACGTGAACATGAGATTGACGAAGATGAAAAGAAACAAATATTTATAGATATCTTTAAAAATAAATTAGACAGTATATCTAATAATCATATAGAAAATAATACAAATTATGATGACATTTTAAGAATTGAATGTCCGTGTGGTTTTGGTTATTATGCATGGAAAGAATTTAAAGATATACCAGCAGAACAATTTAAATGTGCTGAGTGTAATAGAGTGTTAATAGATTATACAGGTAATAATGATTATAATTATGAATTTGATGGAGGTAAAAATGAAAATCAACAAAAAGGTTAAATGTTTACATTGTGGACAAATAATTGAATGTACAGAAGTGTCGTGTGTTAAAAAATGTGGGTGTGGTAAAATTGGTATTAATGGTGAACTAATTACAGAAGGTGTAATTGGGATTGATTATATTGATGTGTCACCAAAATTACTTAATGAATAGGAGTTTTTATGTTAATATGTAAAGATTGTAATGGAAATGAATTTACTAAAAAAGGTTTTAAAAGTGGTAAATTTATTGGTATTAAACAGGCATACAAATGTAAGGGATGTGGATCACGCAAATTCCCATTAGATACTGATAATGTGGATGAAGATATTCTTGAAGAAAATGTTAAACTTGCAAAAAGTAAACAACAAGCTCAAGATGTAAATAGAATTAAAAACAAATCATTTAGAGATTATGCCAGAATTGAAAATGCATACACAGCATACATTAAAGATATAAGAGATATTATAAAAGAAAAAGATATACTTCCAATAAAAGAACATAAAATAACTAATCCATCTGCAATGATTGCTCATATATCAGATACGCATTTTAATGAATTAGTTGACTTAATTGGAAATAAATATGATTTTAAAATTGCTTCTAAACGATTATATAAATTTGCAGAAAGAATTGCTTTATATGCAAAATCAAATAATATTAAAAATATATATCTTGTTATGACAGGTGATTTAATTAATAGTGACAGAAGAGTTGACGAAAGAATGAAAATGTCAACTAATAGAGCGATGGCGTCATTTCTTGCTTTTAAATTATTTCTTCAATTTATAACTGACATTAATAGATATGCTAATGTTAATGTTATCTCTATTAGTGGTAATGAATCAAGACTTAGAGAAGAATATTCTAATATTGATGAATTAGCTACTGATAATTTTGATTTTATTATTTATGAATTTATGAAACTTTATATGAAAAAAAATAAAGATAATAAAGGAATTAATTTTATAAGCGGTGATAATACTGACTATTTATTAAAGATTAATGGTACGACATTTCTTATTACTCATGGAATGAATATGAAAAAAATGTCATCAACTGATGTTAATAAAACAACAACACTTTGGGCTAATAAAGGTGTTAGAGTTAATTACATTTTATGTGGACATTTACATGAAACTAAAATTAAAGATACTTTGTTGAGATGCGGTTCGATGGTTGGTGCGAATGATTACTCTGAAAAATCATTAGTTCTTACAAGTAAAGCAAGCCAAAATATACACATCATTCATGAAAATGGTGATGTTGATTCAATACGTGTTGATTTACAAGATGTGCCAGAAGATAATAATAAAATGTATAATATTGATGAAGATTTAGAAGCTTACAATGCTAAATCTCTTGACAAAACAAAAAATAAAGTTGTTATTCACGAAGTGGTTGTTTAAAAATTAAAAAGGAGTTTGAAAATGAGTGATGTGAAATTTGTTCCATTATATGACAATGTACTTATCACAAAAGAAGACGGAGAAAAAATTTCAAAGGGTGGAATTTTTATTCCTGATGATACTGTAAGCAAATCATATTCAGAAGGAACTGTTGTAAAAGTTGGTAATGGTTTTAAATTATCAGATGGTGGATTAAGAGAATTAAAAGTTAAACCTGGTGACGAAATAATTTTTAGAAAATTGACAGAAATATCAATTGAATTAAATGGAGTAGAATATTTTGTAGTTTCTGAACAAAATATTATAGGAGTAAAATAAGATGAAAAAGGTAACAGAAATTATTATTGATGGTAAAGGGGTAGTGTGATGAAAAAATCAAAAGTATTTAATTTACGTAGTGTTGATTTCCTCAACACAATAAATGAATTTATTAAGGATAAAGTACATGTTAATATTGAACTGATATCTAATTCTGAAAGTGTGATCGTAGTTCATTATGATACTATTATATCAAGAGATAAAGGTAGATTGTTAATTTCATTAGATAATATTAAAGATTTAATGAATAACGTTTCTAAAAAAGAAATGTTAAAAGAAGTTATGATTTTAATTGAACACGAACTTAATTATTATTTAAAAGGAGAATAATAATGAAAATTAAAAGAGCAAAATTGTTTAAACATGATGCTGGTGTAGAAAAAATAAATGAATTTATTAAAGATAAAAATGATGTCACTATTGAAGACATCCCAAGTGTACATGCTATAGTTGTGATTTGGATAGAGGAAAATTAATATAATGTATAGATGACCAGAACATACAGAACAAGGAATTATATATGCTCCATACCTACCTACATTTAAATCAACAGCAATTTGTTGAAATAGGAATGAAAATAAAATGAAATATGTGATATTGATGTCGGGGAAAATGCAAGTGGGCAAGAATGTTGCAGCAGATTTTTTTATTGAAAAATTAAAAGCTAAAGGAATGTCAGTTGAAACTGATTTGTTTGCTCATGATCTTAAAAATAATTGTAAAAATGATTTTAAAAAATTAGCACACTTTCTTAATAATTATGCAGAAGGTTTAAAAATTTTAGTTAATACATTTGCAGACGTTATGACTAAAAATCATATGTTGGATTCTTTACTTAATGCTATCGATCAAATTAAAGTTACTGATGAAAACTATTTTGAAAATAAGAATGGTGTCACAAGAGCACTTCTTCAAATTTATGGAACTGAAATATTTAGAGATAGAGTAGATATTGATTATTGGGCTAAACAAGTACTCAATAGATCTATTAAATCAAAAGCTGATGCTATCGTCATTACTGATGCAAGATTTCCTAATGAAATTAATGTGTTTGGTGATGTTGATATGGATCAAATTAAAGTTATTAATATTAGAGTTAATAGAGATACTGGTGTTGTTGATGAACATGAATCTGAAACTGCCCTGGATGATTTTAATGAATGGAACTATATAATAGATAATAATCATTCTTTAGCTGTATTAGATGCAAGTGTTGATAATGTTTTAAATGATGTCTTTAATCCTGATAGCTCTAATGATGTTCCCTGGGGTATTTTTATAGATGAGGGTGAAGATGATGGAAAGTAATAAAGAATTGAATGATGATTTAAATTATTAAAGGTGTTGGGATGTTATGAATTAGGCTATGCTGAATGTGCTATTATTAAAGATAAAAGATTGAAAAATAAACAAATTATGACATATGAAGAATTAACAAATATTATAATAGAATCTATTTCTAAAAATTTTATTAAATATGCTTTAACTGAACGTACAATGATGTATATTAATGCATATATTAAAAGTAATATCATTTCAAAATATATTTGTGAGGGATTAATACCTGATAATGTTAATGTTATAATGGTTAGAGATGCTTTTAAAATTAACAATTTGATATTAAAACCAAATAATGATTTTACTGAAAGTGCTGAAAATAATAGAAATGTTGATTTTTTTAAAATTAATCATTGACATGGGATGTGGAATTTATTATATTTATATTCTTGAGTTTATAAATTGTATTTGTTTTGGCTCTGGTGGACATCTTTTGAGTCTATCAGAGTTTATTTTTAAAAAAATAAAGAAAGTTGTCGTTTTTGAAAATAATTTGTATAAATACTTTTATCAACGATGAATTAAATTTTAATCATTAAAGAATGGAATAATTATGTTGTCACTTTTTAAACTTTTTAAATATCAAACACAAAATATTTGTGGAATGGGCATATTATATCCATATAGTGAACTCCATGTAGCGTTTAATGATTCAAGAACACCAGAATGGAGTAACATAACGAGTTAGAATAAATTCAAATTAACATAGATGAAAAGCTTCTAACTCAAAAAAGGTAGAAGCTTTTTTTATTGACCTTTACCTTGAGTATGGGATTTACAAAGGTTTTAGATATTGTACCAGTTAAACAATGTTTATATTAGGATGAGTTAGCCAAGGCGAGTAGTCAAAGTGACTCAAATGGAAGAAATTCTAAGGTGGTGTGAATCCACCGCTCGTCCTAATTTAATATATGCACGAGTGTTGGAATTGGGATACATCATACTCTTAGAAAGTGTGGCCGAAAGGATTGAGGGTTCGACTCCCTCCTCGTGTACCATTTTTATTAAGTTCTTTGAAATTTTAGGTGATGTAGAAAATTAAATAAGGGAGTTTAAACCGTAGAGGTAGCGGGCTTGGCTGTAAACCAAGTAGTATTGTACTTCGGATAGTTCGACTCTATCAGCTCCCAATATTAGCCAATGAAGCAATTGCGGACAATGCGCTTGTTTGAAGAGCAAGACAATAGGGTTCGACTCCCTGCATTGGCAAAATTTATGGTGGTAGTTGACTAAATGGTTAAGTCACTGGATTGTGATTCCAGCGTAGTGTAATACTCAATTGGGGGTTCGAATCCCCTCTACCACATTTTTTCACACTGACAGATAATTAAAGAAAATGTATATTATCTGTCATTATGAAAATAACTATTGACATCTCTAAATACCATCAATTATATTTAAGGGTATATTTAATGAAAGAGGTTGATTATGTCATATTTGGATAATGATCATTCAATATTTAATAAATCAAGTGATCATTTAGAATTAACATATGGTGCAAATGATGCTACTGTAGAAATAATTCATTTTAGAGGATTTTGGCAAACTGAATGTGCTAAAGATGAATCTGGGGTCACTTTATGTGGTGGTCATTTTGGATTTTCACCTCATGCTAAAATAACTGATAAAAAAGTTAATTGTCCAAAATGTATAGCTATTATAAAAGGTTGTAAGAAAATTAAAGCAAAAGAATTTAAAATTGATGAAAGTATTAATGTTATAAATTGGCCTTTAGGATGGAAAAAACCTTGGTGTGATGAAAAATAAGTATTGACATCCCAATATACCATAATATATCTTTAGGTTCCAATAATACATAAGTTTGTAATAAATTCAATGAAAGGATTAACATGGAATCATCAATATCATGGATAGTGTATAGTTTATGTATGATA